TTGTCAATGAGCCATATATAGCTTTTAAGCCTTTAACAAAGAAGTTTAAACGTGTTAAATTACTTACACCACCATCTGCAATTATACGATTGTAAATAGTAGTTGCATCTGCATCAATGCCACCACTAGCAAAATTATCTATTCCAATTCCTATTCTTATGCTCATTATTTTTGCAATATTATTTAAATTATTATTATTATATGTAACTAGCTATCAATCTTTATAAAATGCGATCCATTATCCCTATGCATCTTAAACATAATCAAACTATTTGTGCCTATTTCCTCAGTTGGTGTAAATGAATCAAATGTTAATGTAGTTGATCCTGGCGCACTGTTACCATTCGCCACCAATTCAAAGCTTGTACCTGTTGCAATATTTATCAATACAAATTTATCATTATTATCTAATTGGTAATAAGTAGGAAAACAAGTTAATGTGCTTATTGCTGTTCCGCTTGGTATTGGCACTGTAACTCTCCCCAATAATGGCAAATAAGGTAAAAACAAACCTATAAAATCATTTGTATATCTATTGTTATTTGCAGCTATACCATTGGCATCCATAATTGAATCATTGATATATTTATTTTGATTAATTAAAGCTTCAACTTGCTGTTCTAATTTTGATATTCTTTGTGAATCATTCATATTTTATCCTATTAAAACTGTATCAGACCAATCACCTGTAGCCACGTTTGCTACTGTTGTTATATCCGTTTCATCATATTGCAATTCCCACCATTCGCCATTCCATTGATTAGAACCTGCATTGTATGTTGCTTGTTTCAAGTGCCATTGCTTACTATCGTAAGTTAGTAATTGATGTGGATAGTAATTACCTTTTATCGTTGCTGTAATGATTTCTTTTACTGCTCTATTTTGCGCTAAAGCATTTAATACAACTAATTCTAAAATATTATAAGTTGAAGCTGATGCTGTGCCAATAATCCAATTATTAGTTACAGGATTACTACCATAATTAACTCGCATTGTAGCTTTGTTTTTGCTTATTTCAGTATCGTATAAATAAACTTTTTCTATTTGCTTTTCAATTGGATCAAATGGCTTTGGACTTATAGTTGCTCTATAAGTTGTTTTTTCATTTTCATCATTTCCATTTTCCAAAAACTTGCAATCCATATTACCAGTAAAGAATGTTTCAACTGCACTTGTAGTATGGTAATCAGTTCCTGCTATATCCACATAACCTTCCATTCTAATAAAAGCTTCAATATAAACTTCATCAAAATCAAAATCAGGCATTGCTGCAGTAATTAATGTAGAATCCATTTTTCCATTATAGTATCCAATAGCAAAGAAATAAGTTTCAAATGATACAAAGCCAGTTGTTAATGTTGTACTCCAAAATAAATTAGTTCCATTGTCATTTAAATACCAATAAACACCTGCAACTGTTTTTATTCTTACTTTTATAATTTGCGCAATAAAATCGGTTTTAGATACTTTTAAATCAAAATTACCAATTGAAAAACCAGGAATAGTATCCCTTACTGTTGAATGTGGATTTTTGTTTAATGTTTCAGTGCTTAAGTTTATTTTTAATTTATTATTTCCACCACCCGAAAACAAAATGCTTTTATTTGTTGCAAATAAATGGTTTATATTAAATGGATCTTTTTGATTTGTTGGAATAAGTAAAGTATCTAAACTTGGTTTTTCAACAAATACTGTGTAATATGGCCTAATACCTGCATAGCTTCCACCTTCTAAAATCTTTAATGGTCCTGCACTATTACTTACTGCTATTCGTGGACTTATTGTTTCAGTAGTTGGATTATTTAAATCAATTCCACGCTGCCAAAATTTACTAGTTGTATTAGCGTAATTACTCATTTGAATAGCCCAAAACTTACCATTACTTTGGATTAGCCTACAACCAAAAATAATACATATAGTTTTTAAAACTTCAATGTAATTAATTGTATTTATAGTTTCATCTTCATTTAAAACAGTAAAGTTTGAATCACTACTTAATATTGATAAAAGTATATCAGTATTTGCCCTATCAATTAAAGGAATAGTAGTTTCATACCAATTTATATTGTGCAGGAAATAATATAAAATATCACCACTAAAATCATCATAAATTCCAAGCTTCTGAAATGCTGCGTTCATTAATGAACGCAATGGATATTCTGCTACTACTTTGGGGCTTGCTATGCTTAATAACTCAAATGGTAATTCATTTAAAAAAGCAAAATCATTCGCAGTAACTTTAAACATTTTACCGCCTTCCAATGCATCATTATTCCAAGTGCTTTGATCCTGCACCACATTACCACGCCAATAATTAAACCAATTTCCACTAATTTTTTCTTCTATTATAATATAATATGTTTGCGAATTTTGTGCAATCATATTTTTTAAAAAATTAAATAAATCTCTATCGTTTCTTCCTGCGCTATTAAATAGCTGAATATTTAAAGTTAATTCACTTCCAATAATTGGACTGTAATTCTCATCAGCTCCACTATCATAACGCAACTCAAAGAAGTTTGAATCTAAAATAAAATCAGATACAATTGAACCACTATAAGACTTATCAAATATTGATATTCTATATTCTATGCCATCAATACTGAATCCGTTTGTTTGATACCTTATAGCTCCCATTATCCAAATCTTAAATTACGATTGTTTTTACTACCTGATTTACCATTTACAAAGTTTATATCATTACCACGTACATACCCTTCAATTACTAAACTTCCTGAATTAGCACCACCAATGTAGTTTGAATTTGGTGACATATTGGATGTTGGTGTATTGTTTGTTGGTGTTGGTTGAGTTCCGCCTTGTGACTTTCTACCTGCCAATCCACTTACCGCACTTCCTGCAACAACTAAAGCAGCACCACCTAATAAATATCCTGCTGCTTGTGATTGCAAAGCAGGAACAAATAACATTGCAGCTCCAATTGCTAGCATTTGCGATCCTAATTGCACCGCCATTTGCCCTAATGATTTTATTAACATAATACCAAAAGCCTCAAATGGATCATCATCACCACTTAATGCGCCTGCTATTGCTTCACCTATTCCTGCTAATGCGCTAGTAACTACTCCAGTAATTGCATCTTTTACTGATGGTATTAAATTACCTATTTGTGCTTTTATATTATCAGTTGCTTGTTTTATTGCAAATTCAGTTTCTTGAGTATCTATTTGCGTTTTTATTTTATAAGTAATAGGAATAAATTGTGGAGCATTTAATCCATTTGCATCTTTTTCTCCAGTTATATCTTTAGGCCCTGCAAATGCATTAATTAAACCTTGTGTTGAAATTTTTTTATTTATTTCTCCTAAATCTTTAAAATTTTTATTTGCTATTGCTAACGCTGCTTTTGCTTGGTTTTCTTGTTTTGTTAGCTTTTCTTTATTTACAGCATCAATTGCATCTTTTTCTTTTTTATCAAAATCAGCATTTATTTTTTTAACTTGCTCGTTATGTATTTTAAAATTTTCTTCAATTGCTGAATTTACAATATTTCTTTGAAAACTTCTACGGCCACCACTTGCTTTTTCTTCAGCTTCAACTGCTACTAATTGTTGAATTAAAGTTTGTTTATTTTTTTCATAAAGAGTATTTTCATTAGCTAATGCTTGATTTCTTTCATTTAAACCCCTAGAACTTACTTCTCCCCAAGTTTTAAATAATTGAATTTGTAATGCTTGTACTCTAGCTGTTTTTTCTAATTCTAATCGCCATTTTTCAGTAGCATCTGAAACATTATTATAATAAACAACTAAAGCAGTTACTCCAATAGCTACTAATCCAAACACACCCAAAGCCATATTCATAGTAACACCCATTGCAGCAATACTTGGAATAACTTGACCAACTACAACAGCTCTTAATGCTGTAAAACTTGCACCCATTTCTTTTATTTGGGCTAATCCTTGTGTTAATGCTAATGCGCTTTGAACTTTAAGCAACATTTCTTGTGTGGCTTTACTTTCAGTTCCAAGTAAACCCATTGCACCTGTAACAATACTTGCTGCGCCTGCAGCTTGCTGTAATGCACCTGCTACAACTGTAAATTTGGAATCCGCACTAAATGCAGTTATTACAGTATTTATATCACCAATTTTATCTTTAAGTTCACCTGCTCTGCTTGCACTGGCAATGGCTTGTGTTGACATTACGCCATACTTTTCAGCCATTTGCTGAGCATCTTGTGTGGCCAATCTTAACTGTTGGCGCATTGATTGTACTTTTTCGCCTAGTTTTTCAGTTGCTCCGCTTGCTTTTGCACCACCATCTACAACTGATTGGCCAACAACCGCCATTCCTTCCTTTGCAGTTTTGGCTGCATTGGCAATATCTTGATTTAATGGATCTAAATTTAATCCAACCCCTAAAGCTAATATGTTACTACTATTTTTTGCCATTTATATATTAGTTGGGAAATGCCCACTTGCATCTTTTAAATCTTCTTTTATATCAATTTCTTTTACCTCAAATAACTGAAAATATTTTTCAATTTCAATTCGTTTTTGTGCTGTTTGAATTTCAGCGAAAGCATAAGCTAATCTTTTATTTAAATTATTGGTTGTTTGTGTGTTCCATAAATCATTATGCTTCCAACCTATACAACTAAAAACAAAATAATCAATTGAAGCTTCACTTAGCTTATCTTCACTCCAACCTAATATACCATAAGCAAATGACTTTACATCATCATAACTTAAATCACCACCAAGTAAACTAGTTAATTGGTGGCTATCTCGTTTGGGCTTACAATGGTTTGAAGCTTGATAATTTCGTTTTGAAATTCAGCACCAAATTTGTATAAATCATTAATTGATTCTATTTTGTCATCCGCTTCAATTTCGCTTACACCTTCGCTTAATTGGATGCAACTAGAAACAAATTTCCAATATTTATTTTGATCGTAATCGTTTAGCTCAACTTCGCTTTCTAAAGTATATTCACCTTGAGTTAAAACTGCTTTTTGCATAGTTTCATCCAAATCTTTAAATAATACTTTTTTAGTTTCAAAACAGCTACTTATGTAGCTTAACAATTCGCTTGCATTTTTCACGTTAAGCAACTCCATTAGCTGCTTAACGTGTTTCATTTTCAATGCGTTCATAATTAAACTGTTCCTATTGTTACTGCACCTGTAATTGCAAAAGTTAATGAACAAGTAACCTTGTCATCGTTAGCACTTTTTACAGCGCAATCTGAAACATATAAATTTCCACTAAACTTAATATCACCTGCAGTTGCACTTAATGAATAAGTAAAAGCTAATAAAGTACCTGCATTCCAAGCATCAATAGCATCTTTAAAATACCAATCAGTTGGTGAACCTGGCTTTGTTTCAAATATGATTTCTGCGCTTGCAGTTCTTTCTTTTAAGCCTGGCATTACTTCTTTATTACCTGCACTTGTTTTTGAGGTAATATCAATCATAGCCAATTTTAAACCAAAATCCTCTGAAGTTACTTGGTTTATTAATTTTGTTGCAATTGTGAATCTTGCATTATTTCCGTTTGATGCCATTGTTATATTTATTTAATTTTTTATACGTTACTTATTGTTTGTGTTCCTGTTCCCATAAATGAACAGCTAAATGTTTCAGCTTCATCATTCGCACTTTTAATTGTTAAATCAGATATAAAACCTTCATAGCTTTGTTTAAAATCCAATGCTAAAAAATCTGAATACAATAAAGTTACTTTTGTTCTTGCTTCTGCTATGGTTTGCAAGTCTAATAAAGTTACTTGACTTCCTTTGTAACTAGTTGCAAATAAGCTTTCCTCAACTTGTGGCCCAAATAAAGTAACTGTTGTAGCACTTACCTTGTTTACTGCGGCAAATATTCCACTTGTAGCAGCTAATGTATAAACTGCTTCATATCTTGTCCAAGTGCTTGATAAAGTTATGGTTGAACTTGTTGTGCTACCTACTGAATCACCTACTTGAATGGTTACTGTTCCTGATCCTTTTAAATAAATTGAAAATACAACTGAATCACCAATAGCTAATACACTTGGAGCTGTTGCGAATGTTTGTTTTATTTGTGTTCCTGTTCCAAAAGTATAGGTTTGCGCTAATATTTGATTGCTTTCGTTTGCAACCTTAGTTCCACTAACTGCACCTGTTCCGCCTTTTGTCCAAATTGCATTATCAAACGCTTCAGGCCATTGTAATAAGTTAGTTAAACCACTTGTACAAATCCCTTCCATTGTGCAAGATCCTTCTTTTAATCCGGGCTGAACCTCTTTGTTACCACTTGAATCCTTTGTAGTAATATCAATCATTGCCATTTTACTAGCAAAATCATTGCTTTTTGTTAATGCTATTCTTTGTCCATTAACATATAATCCTAAATAATTTCCCGATACTGCCATATTTTTTATAATTGTATTGTAATATAATAATCTTGTTGTAACATATAGACTCCATCCACTGCGCTATTATCATTAAATATATCTCGCTCATCCTCAAAAGTAATCCTTTGTACTGTAAATCCTGCAATAGTTCCACTTGCACCATCCATACTCGTTCTGACCGCATCAGCAATGGATTGCACCGAACTTAATGAAGTTGCAAGCATACTTAACTGAAACCTCATTTTATACCACCCAGTATTACCTTCTTTAGATTGTAAACTTGGTTTACTTATACTTTCGTAAATAATATAAGGATAAATATCAGTATCAGCAGCTCGCATTGGTCTAATTCTAGTGCTTACTAAATTAGTAACACCAACTGTATTAACCAATTTATTATAGACTATATTTCCTGCGTTTGATGTACTCATATTCCTTGTTTATTTCCTTGTTCAGCTACTATTTTTTCAGTTCCTTTTTTTAAATTTTCAATGATAGTAGCACCCATTGAATCATAAGTTGGCCTAATAAATGGCTGTGATACCATTGTGCCTAAATATTTACCTGCATAAGGCACGTGTTCAGGCTTTCCTTTAAACTTTTGACTTCCACCGCTTGACCTTGTAAACCCACCTGCTAACAATCCACGTTTCATATAACGTTCCTTAGTTCCATATTCAACTAAATGTGCGTGGTTTCCACCTTGAAACGCTGAACTTTTATTGCTGTATTGTGGGCCAACCCAAAAAAAATAGTTACTTTTTTTAGATCTTACCACTCCAATACTAGCCTTTAAAGCTCCTTTATCAACTGCTACTTTAGATGACATTTCAACCTCAATCTTATTAGCTTCAGTATTTGCTAAAGTAGTAAAATCCTTTTCAGAATTAGCAAATGTTTTATCTAATAAATCAAGAACCCTTTTCTCAATATCATTTGGTAATGTTATCTGCATTATCCAATCCTTTCAACACCACTTAACCTTATTACTGTTCTACGTTGAAACTCAACCGCATCAACTATACCTGTTATTTGATACATTTGACCTTCAATTCTCATTAACCAACTATTTGTAACACTTAATGCATCAATATCACCAAACCTACAATCAACTGTTGTGGTTGTATTGCTTTGGCGTTGCATATCGTTAAAAGCTTCATTATTTGCTCTATTATTTACATAGCAAAAAATAGTAGCTGTAGCAGTTCCTGAATATGATTGTACAACCTCACCACTGTTTGAATCAGTAGTAATTATTGGAGCAAATAGCTCACAAGTCATATCAAATTTACCGCTAATTATATTCACTTAGTAATTAACTATTATGTTAGTTGCTGTTGTTCCTGTTGAATTTACTCTCCTAACTGCTACTGGAAAGAATCCAATTGGAACTGATTTGTAAAGTACTGCAGTTGGTGTTCCTGCATAGTCATCAAAATGAATTACAGTTAAATCACCACTAACTCCTACATATAAAGTACCAGGATTAGTTAAAAATGTTGTATCGCTTGGAGTTACAGTTGCTCCTTGTGTTGCTATTTGCTTGATCATGTTCTATTGTATTTATTATTTTCTATATCTAAAAGCGTATAAACTCCAAAAGGAATTTCACTTAATGTTTGGCTTTGTGCCTGTTGTTTGTTTTCGTACAAATGGCCTATAATTAATAGCATTGCACTCTTATACAATTGAGGAATTAAGGCAGCACTTGTGTAACCGCAAACTACTCTAATTTTAAACGCATTTAATGTATCTTTTAAAACAGGAATAGTATCTAATTTGATTCTACAAGGTGAATTTAACAAATCAGTTACATATAATGTGCTGTTAATAGTTTGCTCAGTTCCATTTATATCCAAATACTTTACACTTGTAACCGATTGGATTGGAGCTTTATTAATTAAAATTGTTTTATCAATAATAGTATCATAAACAACATCAATAGTTTGTGTCATTAATGGTCTCCAAGTATAACCTTCAACAAATTGTCTAGCTGCTGTAATTAATGCAGTAATAAGCGCATCTTCAACTGAGTTATTTACTCTTAGATGAAGTTTAGCTTCTGCCAATGTAATTGGCTCTGCTGATGGTGCTGTTATTACTACGTATGTTTCCAATTACTTTACTGCTTTTTTAATTGTTTTTACTTCAACTTTTACTGCTTTTTCAATCTTAACTGCAAAACCTAATTCAACTAATTCATTAGCTTGATTTTCGTTAATTGTTGCTGTTTCGCCAATATGATAACCTAAACCAAATCCTATTGGACTTTTTATAAATTGTATTTCCATTTGAAGCGTGAGGGGGAATTGAACCCCCTTACTTCCAATCACGCTTGATTACTGATTAAACAGTTGTTGCGTCTAGTATAGCTGCGAATGCTGCTGGTTGTTTAACCGCAACACCTACGTATTGTGACATAACGATTCTAGTTTTACCACCGATTGCTTGTGAAGCAGGATCAATAACTAAATCTATTCCACCATATTGTCCAACTACTAAGTTTTCAAAATCACCATAGATAATTGCTGAACAAGTACCTGAAGTTGAACCTTTAGTTAAGTTACTTGGCACGTTAGAAGTGCTATAAGTTTCTTTACCTGCGATTTGCTCAGGCTGTCCCATAAAGTAGTTCATATAAGGCATAATCATTGCACCACTACCTGAATCAATAACAGTTTGCTTCAATTTAGCTACAACCTTAGGATTAACTAAGAATTTACCATTCATTCCTGCATTAGCTGATTCAACAACTTGGATTAATTCTAAAATCTTAGCTAAAGTTGGCGCACCACCATTAGTTCCGATTGCTACTGATCCAATTCCACTAGTTCCTAATAAACCTGTAGGCTGTCCGCTTGAACCTGAACCATTGATAGCTGCTGCTTCAATTGCTACTGCAAAAGCTTTCATAAATGATTGTACTGTGTAGTTTTGGATGCTAAAATTATCTTGTAACAATAATTGCTTAGATAAATCAACATAAGCAGTTAAACGCTTAGGAGAAATAGAGCGACTTGCTGTAGTAGGATCTCCTGATGCTGCATCAGCAACTTCAGTAGCCCAACCTGCAGAAACACCTGCACTAAATCCAGTTAAATCAGTGTTAGCTGCTAAGCCTTCTAATTTAATTGCACCTAATTGAGGTAATACAGTTTTAGCATACAATGCATCAAAGAATCCAACTTTATCAGTAGCAATAAAATTACCACCTGCAGTAGCTGAACCTGCGCTCATTGTTCTGTTTTCAACAGTTAAGAATTTGTTTGATAAATACAAACCATCACCCATAGAACCTAAAGCTCTTTTTTCTTTAGCTGATTCTTGTAACATTTCTTTTTCAAGACCTGTAATTGCGTTTTCATCACCACGTGATAAACTTAATTCACGTACTAATTTACCGAATGAAAAGTTAGCAATTTCTCTTTTTTCTTTAGAATCACCTTCAGCAGTTTTTCTACCTTCAACATTGCTTTTAGCAAATTTTTCTCTTAATTCTGCATCTTTGATTTGTGCATCAAAAGCAGTTACATCAGTTTCAATTGATCTTAAAGTAGTTAATTCTACTGTAGTCAATTCTCTTCCTTCTAATTCAGCTTTAGCAACTAAATCAGAACCTTCGTTTCTTTTTAACGCTTGTAATTGGCGTAATTCAACACTTGAGTTTTTCATTATTTTGTTTGTTTTTTTTAGTTTAAATTAAATTTAAATTTTTGCGCTATATAATAGCTTTCATTTATTGTTTTTGTATCTTCTTTTTTTATTAGTTCTTTACTTCTTTTTTTGTATGCTTCAACTTCAGTATCTTCATAAGCAGGATTAACTACAGGCCCAACATCATACAACTTATCAATTTTCATAATAGTTCTTAACATTGATCCATCAGCAAATTCTTCTACTTTTTGTTCAGCTACAGTAAATGCAAATGAACATCCACGAATATTACCTGCTTTTATGTTTTCAAGTACATCATTGCCCATAGTTGTATTTAATGCTTCAAATTCAAAATACAAACCTTTGTCATCAACTCTTAAAGTCAATGTGCCTTTACCATCTTTAGTTCTAGCCAAAAGCATTTCGCTTTCGTGATTAAATAAAGCTACAACATCGCTCATATCACATCCATCAAATGCGCCACGTGCTATAGTTTCATTATATCCTTCAAACATTTCATACATTGATTCAAATGTTGAAGCATAGCCTTTAATCATTCTACCCTCTTCACTGATTATATCAGCAGCTCTATTATTATATCTTCTTTCCATTATTGCTGTACGCCACCCATTCCAGGTTGGCTATTGGTTAATTGTTGATTTTTTTCTGCTTGTGCTGTCCAAAATGGAATAGCAGTTTCACCTGGCATCATATTGCTTGGCATATAACTACTATTTGCATAATCTTCATCAATTGTATTGATTGCATACATTTTGCGTACTTCATTTGGAGTTATTGCACCACTCGTGAACATTGTTCTTACTTTGCGCTCCATTGCTGCTGAATCACCTCTTAAAAGCATATCAGTATCAATATAGCCATCATAAACATCACGTTCATAAATAGCATAAAGTTTTTGATCAGCTTCTTGCTCAAATCTAACTATCCAAGGCATTAAACAATCAGTTACATAGTTTATATTAACCTGCTCTAATGCTGAATTATTGGTATCTGATAAATCTTGTAATTTACTTAATGGCATTCTAAACCAACGAGCAATTTCACCTCTCATATAATTCTCAGTTTCTATGAACTGTGATTTTTGTGGATCATTCGCCATTGCTTCAAACTTCACTCCACTTGGCATAGCAGCAATTGAGCCACCAGTGTAAGAAGCCATAAACATTTCAGTGTATTGTCTTAGTTTCTTTTCATCACTAACTCCTTCAAAAGTAAGAATCCCACTCATTGAAGCTCCACCACTAAAATATTTACTTGAATAATTTTGAACTGCTAAAGCGTGGCCTAATGTTTCTAATTGATAAGCCAATACTGATTTACCAACCATAGAATTACCTGGCCCTTTCAAATGAAATATGTCATCACTTGAGTAAATTCCTTCCATTCCTAGAGGAATATAATTAATTTGATAAAACATAGTTTTACTATCCATATCAAACTCAGGAAACACAAAATTAGAATCTATATAATGCATTTCAGTAGCTAATCCTGCTTTATCACGAATAATTAAAGCATAACCGTTACCACGTGCAATTGCATCATTTATAATTGAATATTTTAAACCAATTGGAGTTGAATAACTATTTGGTTTAACTTGTAGTATCTTAGCAACATTTAAGTTATTTACTCTTGTTTTATTGCCATTTTTTTCAGTTTTAACAACTATATATGGTAACTTACTAATATCTTCAGCAATGTTTCTTATACAAGCATAGTAAGTAGCTAATTGTTTAGCATTCTTTTCTGATACTTGTTCACCACTTTTAGCAAAGCCACTAAACCAATTCTGCATAGGGAAACCACTATACTGATTTGCAGGAATTAATGACTTAGGACTTTTAGCCCTAAATGATATTGTTGGTAAAAACCGAGTTAATAAATTAGCCATTATTTTTACAAAGAAACATAAGGCAATTGTAATTAATTGTAACTATCTAATATAGCCCAAAATAATAGTTCTTACTTCTTTTAAAGCTATTATAAGTCTTAAACCTATTTCTTTTAAACTTTTCAAAATACTCTTTCTCTAAAGCAATATAAGCTTGTTCACCATTTGCATAAAAAGGAAGTAAATTGTAATACCTTTGGAAATACTCTGTAATTGTCATAATTTATCTTACATTAATAAAAAAATATTCTTGTTCTTTTGGATTCTCTTTAATATGTTGCATATAAGCAGCAATGGCCATAATATTACTTACTATTCCATCCACCTTATTTTCGGGCTTACTCTTATCAACTTTCATATTGCCACTTGCATCACGTAATATCAATACGTTCCCAGCCATCCACCTTATTACCTCGTTATTATTATGGCTTAATTCTTTGCTAATTACCAACCTTTCAAGCTCAGCAGTTGGTGCAGCCATAGACATAAAGCCTTGCCTAAATGGATGTAAGCTAATTCCATCTTCAGTTAATTCAGTTACAAGTGTAGTTGCAAAAATAGCATCATAGTTTATAAACTGTATCTTGTATTTACTTGCAAGTTCATTAATATCATTCCTTATTATTTGGTGATCTATTACATTGCCTTCAGTAAATTTAATTAAACCAATCTTATTCCAATTAACATAATTGTGATAGTTTCTTTTGTGGCGTTCCTTAGCCACATCATTTGGAATCCAAAAGAAATACAATTGTTTAAAATCGCTTTCACCTGGTAATGGTGGGAAGTTTAAAACCAAACTACTAAAATCTTGTGACTTACTTAAATCCATTCCGCCAAAACATTCACGACCTTCTAAAATAGATTCATCAAATGCTTGACCGCTATTAATCCACTTCTCGTCAGGAATCCAAGTTGTAGCAGTGTCAGTCCAAACATTAAGATATTTGGTTTTAAAGTTTATTTCCTTACTACCATCATTTTTAGCTGCAGTCAATTCTGCTTTTAAGAAATCAAGATTAACCGATACATTTAAATTTGGATTTGCTTTTTGCCAAGCATTTGGATCTTGCCAATCATCATTCTCATCAATAGTAAATATCATTGCGAATAAAGTATCATCCTTTAGCTTTTCGCTCAATACTTCAATGCAATATTTACGCTCTTTGAAACAAGGCCCATCTTTTAAAAATCCTGCAGTAGTAATCGTAAACAGCAATGGATTCTTTGTTGCGCCCATTCCCGACTTAACAACATTATAAACTTCATCAGTTTTATGTGCGTGGTATTCATCCACTACAGCTATGTACGGTTTTAATCCATCCAATGTATTAGAATCACTTGATAAAGCTTTCATTATACCAGTATCAAAACCCTTTTCAATATTTATCAATTCATACTGCATTACTCTGACTAACTCATTAAGCCAATCAGTTTGTTTTATCATTTGCTTTGCTGCTTTGTAACAAATCGTGGCTTGATCTCGTGTAGTTGCACAAGTATAAATTTGTCCATCATCGTGAGTATCCGCAATTAATCCATATAAAGCAATGGCAGCAGCTAATGCAGTTTTACCATTCTTTCTTGGAACTTCCAATCACGCTTGATTACTGATTAAACAGTTGTTGCGTCTAGTATAGCTGCGAATGCTGCTGGTTGTTTAACCGCAACACCTACGTATTGTGACATAACGATTCTAGTTTTACCACC